TGCAGTGATAAGAGTTTGGTTCCAGTCCTTCTGAGTGTAAGGAGTAGATTGGTTGTTCAGACGCTTCCAACCGTTGTAATCCCAACGAAGTGTCCAAGCCGCACCTTTACGAAGGTCACGGAGAATTTCACGGTCGATTTCAGCCGCCACTTGTTCTGACAATAAAGCTGTTAATTCAGCCTCAGCGTCGATGTTGTGGAATGCCGCAACGTCTTGAGCAAGTTCTGGTGACCATTGTGCTCTCAACTTTCTTTCTGTAACAGAAACTGTCACTGACTCAAGTTGGAAAGAAACTTCACCAATCTTGTCTTCAAATTCAAGATTCTTATATCTTCTGTACATTGCTCTAAACGCAGTGTTAATTGCGGTAGATGATGAGAAAGTAACACCACTGTAACCATCAGGTGTGCTTCCACCACAGTTGATACAAGCAGGAACTTGTAAGTCAACTTCAAGATAAATTATACCATTTGCAGAACAAATGTTGTTGAAAGTTCCACCATTACCTGGTGAATTGGTGGAAAGAAGACTGTTATTCCAACTTGTACTTGTGTTACTACCATAGTTAGCAATACTTCTACCATATTGTTGAGTCAACACTCTGAATAAATAAGGTGTACCGACATTAGATGCGGTGTAAGGGTTAACTGCACCACTAGTACCAACACCCAAAATTCTCAAATCAGATAAGAATTCTTCAGTGTCCATTTCTTGACCGTCAGGACCGATAAGTTTACCGTCACCAACGTTAGAAAAACCTGACATACCAATGATTACCTTACGAGTTTCAACCGCAGGATAAGCGTAAGGTACCAATTGACCATTTACCCAATTTACTGTGAAAGTATCAGCACTTACAACCCAGAATGGTCCTTTTGAATAGTCAAATAAACCTGCAGGGTCCAAACCTGGTTCAGTACCTTCATAAAACAAATCATAAAGATTCTTAGTGTAAGTGTTATTGTAGTTACCACCACCTACAGCAGTTCCATAACCACCATCAGGATTACCAGGATAATTTCCAGGTGAACCGACAGGAGGAATATGTTGACCGCTTTGAGCGTTGTTACCATAATAGTCAGTACCACCACTATAACCCTGAATCTGTGGTACAAAATAGAACAACTTACCGATAGGAAGATTCATAGCTTGTACTGATACGATTTCGTTAGCTAAAAGTTTAGAGAATACACGACGAATGATTGGAAACACAACCGTTTCAAATGAACCACTGTCATTTGTAGATGATGCTTCGTTAATTAAGAATGAAGCTTGGTTTTCATATAACTGAGCTACGTTCTCTTTTAGGTGACCACGAAGGCCTTCAAGGAACCCTAATTTGTCCCATTTGTTGATAGTATCTTCCTTGATAACTTTAAGGTGCTTAAGACCTATGTTACCAACGAGACCTGATTCTAATAATGCTCCCATTTTTTATTTTGGTTTTTATTTTTATTATTTATTTTGCAATTTTACTCATGATGTCTTTCATTCTAAGGAACTGAGGGTTCTCATATGTCTTAGATTCAATCAAGTTAATTGCTGAACCTGATTGTGGTTCACGGTCAATTACTCTTTCAATAGATTCAGTAATTGGTGCCGATTTTGTACCTTGTGAAAGTTCATCTTTAATTGTTTTATATAAAGCTTTTGATTCCTTGAGAGTTTCTGCCGAATCAAATCTTCTAAGAATATTAATTTTTTCTTGCTTAGAAGTTGAGTGTTCAGTAAACAAACGAGTTGCGTAAGCCAAATTTGAATTAAAAATGGCTACTTCATTTAATTTATCTCTAAATAAATTGAGTGCCCTTCTGTATTCTTCATTTTTAGTTCTAAGCATTTCCACTTCTCCCATAACTGATTCGTCTTGTCTTGCCTTTTTAGAACCAGTTCTAGCTCCTTTTGGTAATGCTCCTTTTCTCCAACCCATACCGTAAGTACGTGCCGCCTCTTTTGCTTCTTCCTTTGAAAGTTTGGGTGTTCTTGATGGCATATCCATAATTTCGGCTTCTTTGAATTCGAATTTTGGTTTACCTGTTCCCTTAGTTGGGCTAGCATGTTTCATGTCATCTTTAAATCCACCTTTAGATGTTTTATAAGAAAACTTTTTAGCCGAACCAGTTTGAGCCCCCTTACCTACTTTAGGTTTCATACTCTCTTTGGTTTCCATTTTCTTTGTTTTTTTTTGATTCCATCATGTGGTTGTATGACTCATTCTCTTCATCTGATGATTCTTCTAATTCATATTCGTCACCTTCTTCGAGTTCGAATTCAAATTCTGTGTCACCTTCTTCGAGTTCAAGTTCATAAACTACTTCTGTTTGTTCTTTTTCATTTTCATCCTCCTCAAGTTCATATTCAAATTCTTCGTTGTCACCCTCTTCAAGTTCATACTCATTCTCTTCATCTGAACCTTCTTCGAGTTCGTACTCAAATTCTTCTTCTTCACTTTCAGTTTGGACTAAGTATTCTCTGTCGGCTGATTTGTCAGTAACATGAAGATAGTCACCGTCTTTTTGGACAATAAATTCATCTTCAGGACCTGCTTTCAAGAATACATCCATAACAACAGAATCGGGCTCATCCACCAAACTTTGTGTGCCCATTTCAGAATCAAAATCTGTTTCTTCTTCTTCTTCTTCAAAACCCATAAATTCATCTTCATCAGATTCTTCTTCCTCTTCAGACTCTTCGTCCTCAGATTCTTCTTCTTCTTCTTCAGACTCTTCGTCATCCATAGCCATGAATTCATCTTCATCAGCTTCAGTGACTTCATCGGTGGGTTCTTCAGATTCTTCTTTAGTCTCATCTTTCATAGACTCTTTTACAAGTTCGCTAATTTCTTCCTTCATAGTAGAAGCAAGTATTTCTTTTGCGTTCTCATTGATAACTTCCTCCAAATTCTGAATTTGGATTAACGTTTCTTCAACTAAAT